CTGTTCCAGTAGCTTTTTGATCATGTTTTAATCTTATATTACCACCTTCATTTTTATCTGCTGTTGGGTTTGAAGTTGCACTACTACTGAATCTGTTCATCGCACCAAAAGCATACGCATAATTAGTATCAGAAAACGCTGAACTAAAATTTATCCTATAATAACCTGTTCCAAGATCAGTAATAGAAGAAATACCATTACTACTCAAAATAGTACCTGTTGCTTCTCCGTTAAAATTTACAAATTTATTAATAAAATGTCCAACTACAGTACCAGAGGTATTTTGAATAGCGGGTGCTACTGAAGAAGTACTTTTTATAGTGCCGACTGCTAGTGTACTCATAATTAACTAGGTTTTGGATTGTCTGTTTTTACCTTTTCACAGGCTGCATAATACGCTTCTAGTTTAGTCGAATCTCCCTTACTATTCCAGTACATAGCGTCTGCAAAGTCTCCCAAAGGTGGATATAAAGGTTGTCTATCAGTTTTGTATTTTACTTTTGCGGCTTCTTCATCTAGCTCAGTTCTAGCCTTTGTCACAAGACTGTCATCAATACTTACTGACTTTCCATCTTTATCAAAAGCTCCTGTGCCGTCATCAACCATTACAACATTTGGATAAGCTTTGCGTATTGCTTCGTGATCTAAACTCATGCTGACACCTCCATTACTGTGATCATACTTACTCCAAGAGCATTATTAGCACCATCAGGTGAACTTGACCCTCTATTAATAAAATAATTTGCCCCATCTCCATTGCCATCTTGTATAGAAATTTTATAAGTAACTGCACTTGATGTTGATGGTGAATCTAAAAATTGCATTGAAAATAAGGGAAGTTTAAAAGCAATAGGTGATATGGATAAAGCAAAAGAACCTCTAGTCATACTTGAACTTACATCAGCTTTACAAATAGCAGTGCTACCTCTAAAAAATTGCCCTACTGTTGCATTATGATTTCCACTCGTATCTACCGATATACTGCAAGATACTAATATTTTGCTTGAGCTAGATGTAGGTGTTATATCTACTGTACACACATCAACATAATTTGTACCACTAAAGGTTCCAGTTGTTATATCAGTTTTTACTGTTTGTTTTATTTGAATTATTCCACCACCACCACCTGATGGTACACCCGATACTGGAATTAAACTGTTTACTTTTAATTGACTCATAATAAAATTTTACTAAACAATTGTAAGGGCGCAACCAGAATCAACTTGAATTGTAACCCCACTATCTATAGTTAATGGACCGGCGACCATCGCATTGTGACCTGTTATTGTATAATTTGTTGTTGCATTTTTATCACTTAAATAAAATATTTCGTCAGAACCACCGCCCTGCGCTCCTGAACCACCACCCGGTAAATTTGTAAGATTAGAACCATCCCCTGCAAAAGCTGTTGCAGTTAACGTTCCATTTGATGAGTTAAAAGCAAGATTACTTCCTGTTTTTGGGGCTAAATCGCCAGTAGCCGCTGTAACAAATAAAGGAAAACAAGTTGTGTCTGAAGATTCATCGGCGGCTGTCACGTTTGTCGCTGTTGTCGCTGTTGTCGCATTTCCCGATAATGCGCCAGAAAAAATTGTCGCTGTTACTGTTCCTGTTGATGGGTTATATGTAAAATCTCCATCTGATTCTAAGCCTACATTTCCAGTTGCAGAAGCATCTTCAATAAATGGGATTAAATTATTTTCGTTTGTTGATTCATTATCTGCAACTGAAATATGATTTGCGTTAGTTGCCGTTGTAACTGTAGTCCCTGCAATGACTGTTGCTAAAGCTACACCCGCAACTGTTATTGCATCGGCCTCAAGTGTGCCGTCAAAATCGCCATCCACCGCATCAATATTTCCTTTGAAAATTGTTGCTGTTACTGTACCTGTTGACGGATTGTAAGAAAAATCTCCGTCAGACTCAAGACCAACATTTCCTGTAGCTGAAGCATCCTCTATAAATGGAATAAGGTTTTCTTCATTGGTAGATTCATTATCAGCAACAGAAATGTGATTTGCATTTGTGGCTGTCGTTACTGTTGTTCCCGCAATGACAGTTGCCAAGGCTACACCCGCGACAGTAATCGCATCAGCTTCTAATGTTCCGTCAAAGTCTCCATCAACGGCATCTACATTTCCGACAAAAGTTGTTGCCGTAACATTTCCTGTGACAGTTAGACCTGAAGAAGAAAAACTTCCCCTTGTTGTTCCACCGCAAGTAACATCGACAGTATCAGCCGCACTTGAAAAAATACCAGTATTTAAATCATCTCTGAAACCTAAAGCGGGCGCACTTGCAGAACCATCTTCAAGGGTTAAAGTTCCGTCAAGTTGCAATAAAGTTACCCATCCATCGTTTGAACTATTCCGAATTTTTAAAACGCCGTCATTTGTATCTGCCCACCATTGATAAGCATATTTTGTAGAAGGTTCAGAAGATGATGAATTATTACTTACAATCGCGGCCAAAGCATTGTTCAGGTCTGAACGAAAATTCGCGCCCGTGGCATTATCTAATACATAATCGTGAGTTGCCATTGCCTACTTATTTTTATTTAAGATTATCATAATTCTAAGAACCGCGCCCAAATCCGACAGCGGTATATCTAAAATTCCTATCAACAAAACTTGAGCCGTTTTTTACATCTATATCGAAGCCGCTTCCTGTGATGTTGTGAAGACTGAAGAAATCCCCGCTTTGCATATTTTCAAGAATGATTCCAATTGTTGGAAGATGTGCTGTCGTTGAGCCGCCAAGTTCAGAAGTACCCGTGAAAAAGGTATTTATGAAGGAAACCGACTTGCGAGAAGTCCCTGAAGCGATAACGGCTGTGGGTGATTCTGTTCTTCTTATTAAATTTGCAGAATATCCAAGTTCTTTAATCAAAATACTTTGTGCAGGGTCATCGCTTGTTAATTCTGCCCTAAATTTAAAACCTCTTCCGATAAAAGTTCCATTTGCCATCGGCTCAAATGGTGTGAAATTAGCCCCGTAAGTGCAATTTCCGCTTGTTGTCTGGCTTGTAGTTCCAGTTAATACAAAATCATTTACGCTTCCTGTACTTTGAATTACATATTCGCCATCAATACCTGTTCCGCTTGTGAAATCAACGACAATAACATTTCCCGCTACATAGCCATGATTTGCTTTCGTAACAGTAATTGTTGTTCCTGATTGTGCGTAAGTTGCCGAAACTGACAAATCAGGGTCTAAATCTGTTATCGCAACAAGTAATTTTGCGTTTGTATCAAAGGCCGTTTGCGCGTCAATATCTGTCCACACATCAATTAATGCCGTTCTGGAATCAATTAAGTCGTTAGGATAAAAAGATTCTGTAACCATATGACGGGTCAAATTCACGACTTGTTTTGCGCCAAAATCAATATTACTTACAAAGTCATATTTACCAGAAGAAGCAATATCGCCAAGAAAATCAATTGAAGATAAAGAATCAATAAGTCCTACAGAATCAATTTCTGTTGTTGACCCAAGTACTAAGCCACTTAAGGTTGAATCAAAAAATGTATTTGTTTTTGCACCATTAAAAGGGGTTGCGTCAGTATCTTCTCTGTCTGTAAGAATTGCGAGTTTGGGAACAGCATCAGGAATTGTAACGACAACAGAAGTTTCGCCAGAACTAAGGCGTCCGCCATCATCGCGGAATTTAAGGATATATTCTCCCTCAATTGCGGGAACAAGTGTTTCTGATACGTTGCCCGGTAAAGCGGGAATAATATCAACAGAGTTTGTAAAAGTGCCGGTTCCGTCCGTCAAATTACTGTGCCTGACTACAATATTTCCGCCGTGGGTCACGTCAACGTCCGTTGCTTTATCAAAACGTAATCTCACAAATTGATCGTTTACAGGTTCAACAGTTACATTTGAAACATCTTGCGGAAGTGCAGTTTTTCCAACAGCTTCAAAAGTAAGGTCATTTGAAGTTGCTGAAAGTTGGCCGTTTACGTTATAACTAAAAACTTGAAATTCATAAGTTCCAAGCTGACTATTCATTATCTGAAAATCAGGTCTTGAAACTCTTTCTGTGAAATAGTTGCCATTTTCAAAACGATAATTTACTTGATATTCAATAACTCCGACTATTGGTTGCCAACTTAAAAATATTTTTGAAACAGCTTGATTGTTGATCGGAACAATCGTTTCAACGGCTGAAAGGTTAGAGGGTGGTGGTTGTAACTCATTTAATTTTGAAACTGTTCTTGTTGGTAAAGATGCCCCATCTTCAATAAATGCGTATTTTTCATTTATGTAAGATAAAGCAGTAATCGTATAATTTATTGAATCTGTTTCTTCAACTGTTATTACTCTAAATTTTTGCGCTTCAACAGTTGAATTTTGAATTAAATATATTGTATTTGCATTTGGCGTTTGTGAAAATGCTTCAGAAACAGTAATGACTCCATTTGAAATTGATGAAATATCTTTTGTTTCAACTGTGCCATCGGGCAAAATTAAAGATAATGTCGGGCTATTTGTTGTCGGTAAATCTGTATTTTCTGTATCGTCAACTGTAACAACTGTTGTTGAAGTAACGCTTTTTAATCTTCCTGACCGCCTAACGCCCGCGCGAACAGGGTCATTTATACTGATAACAGCGCCCGGCCTACACATCAAGCCACCTTCCATTGATGTCGTAAATGTGACAAGTTCGCTTTCGTTAGCTTCTGAAAATGCAATTGCCTTTGCTAATCTTTGAGCCTGCCCCCGCGATGTACACGCAAAACCTTTTACTTGTTTTACAACAGTTCCAATCTTTGCTGAAAGTGTTGTATTTTCAAAAACTTCAAAATCTATATCTTGCGAATCCATATTGTAATAACTTACCGATATTACAGAATGTCTTTGCTTTAAACTTGAGCCTGAATAATTGAAACCATCACTTGAAATATTGGCAAGTGAGAAAAGAAACGAAGAATCCTTGGGAGAATCTTGAGCAAGTAAAATACTGCCGGTTGACCAGATCGGCATACAGCGCATTACGCCCGCAAGTTCATTTATCAAATCAAATGCGGAACTTGAAGATTGAATATTTACGTTACATGAAAATCTGGCTTCCTGTCCGCCAAAGCCGTCATCAACAAGAGTATTTGCAAATTTTGATGCGGTTACAAAAGAAAACAAATCAAGGTTTGCATCTGCAATATGCGTCCCAAATCCGTACCTCTCAGTTGTCAAAAGGTCAAGCAAGATCATCGAAGGGCAACTTGTCCAAACCGCCGAACCCATAACGCCATTAAAAATATATCCGTCAGGGTACACAATCCGGCCTGTTGCAGAATCAACAGTTGGGGTTCCTGAACTTGAAGCACCCGCGCCCGGAATCCTTACCTTTATTCCACGAATACGGAATTTCCGACGGGGTATTGAACTGAACTGTTGAGAGTCAAGTCTGATTGCGTTATATGCTGAGTTTGCATAAGTGCTTGCATCGTCAATTATTTCCGCAAAACTGGCAAATTGAAAAGAATCTATTAAAGAAGAATCTGTCGAATCTGCCGTAACTCTTATAACTCTTATATCAACAGGAAAAGAACCTGTGATTTTTACTGAATAATCTTTTTGATAAGCGTCAGCGGTTCGACCTGTAATTGTGTCTTCAATAACATCTGTAAAACCTCCTGAATTATATTGGACAGCGACTTTTAATTGAACAGTTGAACCAAGAAGATCACCTTCTGTTGTTGCTTTTTGTATCTGCGGAAAACTGACAGTCACTTTTACGCGATCAACATTTGTATTTGTGATCTGTCTTGTAACTGGCGCTGAAGTTGTAACTGTTACGCCGACAGGTGTGATTGAAGAAGAACTTTCAATTCCATCAACTTTTGTTTGATTTGCAGTTCCAAAACGTGGTGTAAAAGTTACGTTTTGAAAATTAAAATCTGAATCAGCGGGATTTGATGAATTTGCAGATGCTTTTAAAACAGGGGTATCGTTAAGAAAAACGTCTTTTAAATACGCATTTACATAGGCGGCTGAAGTGCGGTCTGTTATACCTTCTTTAGAAGCGGTTGCAGAGCCTTCAATTTCTCCTTCTGATATAAGATCAAGAAAAGTTGCAAATTGCTTACTATGAAGCGTATCAGGGGTTCTTGTCGGTTGTCTTGGGGGCGGCGGCGAACCTCCACCACCAGAACCGCGAATAATTTTGTTTTTATCGGTCATGCCTGAACTTGCTCCGTATCTATACCGCCAGAAATTACGACTGAGCCAGTGAAGATTTCTCCATATACAATCGGGACGGGCGTTCCGGCTCGGCTTGTTTGTTGCGTCCCTGAAAAACTAAAAGATAAACGAGGGTCTTCTTCGCTTGAAAATTCAGGCATTTTCGGAACTGGGAAAAGCATCCCACTTACGCCACTTAAAACTAAACCCGCACCGATAAGACCAAGAGCCGCCGAACCATAAGCCCCTGCCGCATATAAACCTGTAGCACCTATCAAACCACCTCCCCCTGCTATACCCGCACCTGAACCGCCTGCAAAAAGCCCTGCGCCCATCGGTGTAAATGACAATCCAATCAAGGCCACTCCAAGAAGCACTTTTCCGAAATTACCCCCCGAACCTGAAATAACAGGTACAAAAGATATATCTGATTTACCAATAGGATTGTGAAGCTCGTCCGCACCAATTTCTTCCTCATTAGTTATGACTTTATAATATCTATTTGCCATATGACTTTCCAGTTGCGGAAAATTATTTATAAGAAAACTTACGGCTTGGGCTACATTAGAAACATTTATGTCTTCAAATTCTTTATGACCGACTTGTTTTGCCAGTTCTCCATATAACTTAATTTTGCGAAGCATAACGTAACCTCATTCCTGTGCATTTTAACAACCAAGGGTTGTAAGGTTCTTTACAAGATAGTCTATCTCTTAAATGATGTATTACATCGCCATCTACAAAAATCGCCACATGATTCAATCCGACAGCCCCGATTGACATAAATAATAAATCGTTATTTTTAAGTTTTTCATCATTTTTTAATTCAACGAATCCTGTTTCTTTTGCGCATCTTTCAAACATCGGGTCATCTTGAAATTCTTCGGGTGTTGTTGGCCTTTCCCAATCTCTAAGTTCTATATTTAATTTTTCTTTGTAATATCTGCGAACAAGTGACCAACAATCAGAAACGCCCCAAACCCAAGGCAAACCGATCATTTCTGGTTCGTATCCTGAAGGGGCATATTCGCCCCAAGTTTCTGTTTTAGGGTTGACAATATACCAAGGCAAGTTTGATTGCTCACAGCTTATTTTATCGGCTTCTGAAGCGACAGGCGGTGTTGTCGGGTGTGAATGAACTATTCCAATAATTTCTCCAAGAGAATCTCCCGCAACAAAATCTTCTGGATTTATAATGAAACATTGATGCGAAGTAATTGCTAAATTTTGACAAGGAAAGTATTTTTCTTTCCCGCGAATATTTAACAAAAGACCGCAAGATTCTTTGGGGTCTTGTTCTTTGGCATGAAGCAATGCGTCAGCCTTCCAAGTCATCCTGTAATCAATCCAATACTAGGAAATTCTGAACGTGTGCATTGACGTTTCGGCGCTCGAACTCCCGCCATATCAAAAACAGCCGCAAGTTCAAAAGATACAATAGTTCGATTTTCTGCCGATTTTCTGTCAATAATGTAAATTTCTTGGGGGAATTCTGCGGTGTTGTCTGGGGTTCCATATGGGTTTACATTGCTTGGAAAATTGGCGGCATCAATAAATTTTGCTTGTGTTCTTATCCTTTTAACAGTTGCGCCTGTCAAATCGTTTCCTGTAGTTATTGCGTTAACTGTAAGAAGTATTGCTGAAAGTGTCCCAAGAGCATTTGAAAAAGTTAGGGTCGGGCGTGGAAGTTGTCCTTTTCCATATTGAAAACCCTCTGCCTGAACAGGAAATCTTGTGTATGCGTTTCCCTGCCAAATTATTTCTCCATTGTCTTTCAAGCTTGTTCCCGCATGAAAACGATATGTTGTTGTCGCACCATGTAGTGAATTATCAAGAGTTAAAGTAAAAAGTTCAATAACCGCTGACGGATTGACTTTTTGTAAATCACTAACAATTTTAGTTGAACTCACGGCTCGAATACCTGTCTGAATGTAGCGCTAATTGATGCCCTGTTATTGTAAGGAATACTTTTGTTCCAACCTTCGCAAACAAATAATTTTGCACCTGAAAGAGTAATCGAAACATTTCCGCTATTAGTTGCGCTTGAAGCCGCTGTGACTGTAAATGTATTTGCATCAACCGCTGTTGCAACTGTGAAAGAACCATCGGTTGCAGAACCCGTTGTGTAGTCAATCGTTAAAACATCGCCTATTGCAACACCATGATTTGAAATCGTTATTGTTACTGTTGTTCCTGACTGTGAATAAGTTCCTGTTTTTGTAAATCCTTCGCCGGGAGGTGTAAACGTAAAACTTTCTTGATCGTTTGCGCGGCTATCAAGAAACGCTTCGACAACATCTGATTCTGTTTCACTTAATTCAAAATTTACGCTGTAAACTTTAGGATTTTGATTGCTCGCCAAACCAAAAAATATTCTTTGTTCAAATCCATCTGCAAATCTTACTGTGCGAACAGCGGGCGCAGATTTTTTTGAAAAGCCTTGATATGTGGGGGTGACGCTTGGAAATGTTGCCATTTTATGTTGCTAGTAAACCTCCCGGCCTTTTTTGTTTTATTAATTCTGATTGTATCGCTGAAGCAAGAGCAACGCCAAGTTCTTTACCACGATTTTCATTTGCATCTGATTGCATACCTTCAGCCGAAACATTTACATTTATATTGTTAACGATACCGCCACCACCAATTTGATTATTTGGTATAACAGTTCCGCTTGATTTAGGTGTAAAAATCTCCGGCCCTCGCTCTCCAACTAAATAACTACGCCCTGCGGATGCTGTACCACCATTTGCGAGTTCACCAGACAAACCAGAAAAAATACCTCCAAATGCGTTACTTAAAAAAGTATTTATTCCAAGTCTTAGTAAAGAAGATGCAAGATCATTAATAATTGCTCTTGCAGCTTCACCAAGAGTTCTTGTTCCTTCAATAGCATCAACCAAGGCATCAGAAATACCTGTTGCAATATCATCGCCTATCTGCTTGAAAGCATTTTGAAGTTTTTTTGCTTCCTCTGTGTTTCTTTTGATTTGTAAACCTTCAAGTTTTCTTTCCAGATTTGTCTCTTGTAAAGCTTTTAGTTCTTTTAGTTTTTCGCCTTCAAATTTTGCTTCAAGTTCTTTTATTGCTTCTTCATGTTCAAGTCTTATTCTTGCTTCTTCAGTTAATCCTTTTGAAATAATATTATTTTTTTGCAAAGAAGCATTTGAATCTTCTAAATTTTTCTTTATGATTTCAAATTCTTTACCTAAATCTCTAAGTTTTGCGTCTTCTAAATTAGCTTTTAATTCATCTACTTTTTTATTTGCTTCTTCAATTTCTCTATTTATTCTAATTTTTTCTGTTCTACCCGAATGACCACCTTGGTTTACTTCTGTAAGTGCCTTTTCTAATTTTTCAATTTTTGCTTCAGTTTCTTCAATATTTTTGGTAATTTGTGCCGCGCTTCCAAATTCCAAAAGATCATTAAATTCTTTCTGTTCACCATTTGCTTTTATTAAAGCGGCAACAAGAAATCCAAGTCCAACAACTAAAAGACCAATTCCAGTTTTTGCAATGGCAACTTTAAATGCGGTAGCC